GTCTTGTACCAGTAGTTTTAGTGACAGTAAAAATGCTAAATGGCGACGCAGTTATTGTATAAAAACCTAAGGCATTTGGGCCTATAATACCTGCACTACAGTAAGTTCTATTTCGTTCTATTGTAATAGTGCCTATAGATAACATTAAAGCTTTTAAGTCTGTCCACAGTAAACTTGTTCCTGAGTTCACGACTCCTGCAAGCTTTAAACTAAATCCGCCGTTTATAGCTCCCAGCAAGTCATTAGCTGTAGCAAAATTGTAGTTAACTCTATGTGAGATACTTGCTGGCCACTCTGTTAGTCTAGTAGCGTCAGTTGCAGAGGATGTGCTCAAGTCTTGATACAAAGGGTCTGCAATAGCTTTGTTAGCTTCGACTAAACCTATTTTGGCTACTAAATTATTCCACTGTTGCATAACAGTAGCTAGGCCCCACGTAGGATTTCCCGTAGAGGGGTAAGAAAAATTATTAGCAAGTAGATCTGTAAAAGGCACTGCATGTATTTTGCAAGCAGCTTTTATTGCGCTAGTAATTACAGCCCAGTCTGCTAAGGAAGGATGCGTTGTTATAGTAGGAATAGCCACTTGATTGAGGCCCCTAGCAGTTACAACGTTACTGCCCCCATTTGGAGTAGACCAGTAAGGATTAAAATTAGCAGCTAGCTGATTGTACTCAAAAGTGTCAGCTACTCTAATTAATCCACTTCCACAGCAGTCTTCTAGAATTGAATAGCTACCGGTTCCAGTTATAGTAGCAGGTGTCCAGGTTAAAGTAGTAGAGTTAGGCTGGGATACAATTTTTCGTATTAAGCCGTTTGGAAACTTGATTAAATATCTAGAAGCGCTTTGTGGTAGCTCTAGACTTAAATTTGCAATTGCTGGAGATGTTATTGACGTTGACGTGAAACTAACTCCTGGAGTTGTGGTAGTTTCTTGTAGCACCTCATGAAACCCTAATACTGTCCATTCGTAGTCGTTGTCTCTTACAACAAGTAAACTGTCCCCTGATAGGTTTTCTTCGTGAATAATAGCTGCGTTAGCTGGATTAATCATGTTGATCGGTGCAGACAAAGCTTGCCAACTAGGCAACTCTAACAGTTGCATACTATTAATGATAGTAACTGTGCAGACTGCAGGTAGTTGTGCAAGTTTTAGTCTAGCACGTATAATCCACCTAGTACCAGCTTGATTACCTACCAAATTTATCTTCTCTTGTAGAGTAGTAAACACAGAAAGGGCAAATAACTGCCCTGTACTGAGATAGATTCCTATCTCTCCGAAGTTAAATGGCCCTACTGTCTGATCCATTATAAGCAAGCACTCAATAGTGTCAGTGTCTACAATTGAAAAAGACGTAGGAACTCCGGTATATAACGTAGCTCCTTGCAAGCCTGTTTCGTTTCCCGTAGGTACGTAATTTACGCCAGTGCCTACTTTGAACGTTGCAATATTTATAAAAGGGCCTGTAGGCGTTGCACTAGACGCAGCAGATAGTCCTGCGTTAGTTATCTTAAAACCTGTATTCAAAATTATCTCCAGTATTATCTAATAAAATTAAGATACAGTTTCTAGACGTATATCTATGTCAAACATTGGATAAGCTACAACAATACGTGCTAGCTCTGTTTCGTTAGTAGAAGTTATGTATAGTTCGCCTTCTAGTACAATATTACCAATTACTAGATTGTAGTTAGCAAGTGCATAGAATAAAGCCACTAGTTTAGATACTGACGTATTGGCGAATTTAAAAGGATTGAATCCTACTTCAACGTGCGTAGTGGGAAACCAAGTACCCCCTTGCCAAACAGGCGTACCTATTCCAGCATCGCCTTCTGGTAAGAAATTACCATAAGCCTTAGTAGAAGTACCTTGAGTGCTCCATAGATTTTTAACAGTTATGACCGTATTTAAAACAAAGCCCAAGAAGTTAATAAAAGACGGAGTACCTTTACCGTACCAGTAAGTGCCTAAATTACGCGTTATACGTTCATAGTCATCGTTAGTTAGTACATTACTTTCTTTGAAGTCAAAGCCTAGCATGTTAGCTTGCCGTACTAGAATTTCTTTCTCGTACCTATTCCATTCAGTGTTATCTACAAGTCTGCCTTGCTGTATTTTTTCTTCTATTTGGGGGGACAATATCCACGTGTCTCTTAGTCTGGATAAGTACTTAGTTGCATCATCTATCTCTGGCTTAAAGACAGTGTCTATGCTGTCTAGTAAGTCTTTCCACGTCTCTTGATCTTCTAAGTATGGAGGTAAAAGCACTTGGCGATTCATAGTTAAATACCTTGGTCAAGTTTCAAGTTTCTGCTACTATAAAAAGGAGTTATAGTAAGAGATCCTAGTGTAGGATAGAACACTGGTATAGTACTTTCAGGATTTAAAGGAGTTACTGGAGTTAAAGTGCCGGTGTCTAGAAAAGTATAGGTGCTTGCAGACGTTGCTGGCAGTATTGCAAGTAACCCTAGTCCGGCGCTACTGTTTCGTCCCCATACTTTATAAGATAGAGCTGATTGAACTGCTTTCCAAGTAACGGAGTTACTACCTGTTGTAGTTGTAGTAAAACTGCCCCATTTAGCAGGAGCAGTTTCTCCCCCTAAAGAGGACACTACTGACACGCTGTAAGAGTACTGATTGGGTGCTAAAGAACCTCCTGGCACTGAAGCTAAGGCGGGAACAGCGACGTCTTGAGAAGACAAAATTATATCAGTAGTAGGAGACAGTAACTTAACATACTCAATATTAGAGTCTGCGTCTTTTATAGTATCTATGATATCAGACACATATAAGTCTAGTCCTAATATTCCTTGTCTTGGCGAGAATAAAGTTGTTAAGGCAGTGTTGACTTTAGCTACAATAGAAGTAAGATCACTAAAGTTAGTACAATATATCTCTGCAGAGATAGCTTGAGTAGAAGCTACCGGGTCCTCTCTGTGTATACGTCCAGAGTACATTGTATTACGGTTAAAGAAGTCCTCAAAGGCTGCAAATTGAGCAGTAGTTAACGGCGTTGAAGTTAACAAACTTACCTTAAAAACGTTCATCCAGTTTAGAGCTTGTGGATTTATGTCTCTTTGCGCAAGTACTTGAGCGTCAATAACCCCAGGGTACAACAAAGGTAATTTTTTATACTGAGACGGAGTAATAGAACTATTAAAAGCTCCAAACAACGCAGGGGTAACGTTCTTATAAACAAGTGGATTAGTTTGGCTAGCTCCGTTAGAAGGAACAGTGGTAAACTTGCCTCCTAAACTATTATCGTTTTCTACTGTTACTGTTTTGCCTACCGTCTGGAGGTTATTTCCGTCTCTACCTTGTGTTACAAAATAAGTTATAGTACAAACATCAGAAGTTATCGGCTTAGTACCGTATATGTCATTACCAAATAAGATAATAAGCTGACCTGCGGGTAGAGTGAACTGCCAGATCCCAGGTAACTTTTGTTTGAGCCACAAACCTTCAATTGTTACTGGAATACTAACGTTATTAATACTAAGCGTAACGTCTACATCTGATACTTGAAAATCTTTTTCAGCAGAAACAAAAGCCTGAAAGTCAGTACCTAAGCCAGTCATCTGTGTACTAATTTTTTTACCCTGATGTAACGTAAACTCAGTCAACGTTGGTGTAAGAGTTATAGCTGTTCTATTAAACCAGTAGTTGCCTGCACCTACAAACTGAGTGAAGGGGGGTATTGTAGTAGGTACTACAGCATTCATTGAGACGGCGACACTCGCAGGCAGTTTTCTATTTATTCTAACACCTGCAAAATTGCTAGCAGCAAATAAGCTATTAGCGTTCTTAGCACTCTCCGGCCAGACCTCTTGGTACGAACTCTCTACGCTATACTGGGAGTAAGCGCCAATAGCTGCAATCATTTCTATTAGTGTTTGGCCAGTAGACGAAGTTAGTCTGTCTGTCCAAGTGTTTTTAGTAGACAGCTCAGTTTGAAGCTGAGTAACAAGATCTGCAAAATCGGGAGCTACTTGTGATAGTTGTATTGTCATGTTTAGGGTCTTTTTAATAAGAAAGTAGCAGTTTCGTTAGAACGTAGTCCAACTAAATTATAAGAGACCTGAACTATAAAAGCAGCTCGTTCGTAATCAGGTACCACAGTAGTTCTATTCAAGTCTAGTTCAATTCTAGGTTCCCATCTTTGGATAGCCTGAATTAGAACAAGCTTTATTTTGTTGCTAGTTATAAGGTCTAAAGGTTCGTGCAATATATGGTATAATCCGGTTCCATATTCTGGTTGAAAAATAGGGCCGCGAGTCCCTATCGGAGTGGCAAATAAGTTGAATAGGCTATTATTAATAGCCTGCACATTTGATAACAAGTCTGGTTTACCGTTAGTAGCTATACGACTATTTACGTCCAGCCAGACCACATCTACTACTTGACTTCCAGGAGAAGCTAGTCCAAAATCCATAATGTTTACACCTTTTATTTTAGTTAGGTACTGACGTACTATTGTTACCTGGTTCTACTCCACCGTGAGTGTGATTTCTAAAACTAAACGTGCCAGAAGTAACGTCTCCAACTGCAGCTATTAGTGCTCCGCTGCTAATGTTACCAGAAGTATTGACACTTCCGGTGTTAGTAATATCTCCGTCAACTATAAGGTTGCCTTTTAAATTAACGTCAGCGGGCGCAACAATATTAACATTACCGCTAGGCGATATAGTAAAAGTCATTCCACTAGAGTGTATAAATTTTACTTCTCCGGTGGAGGTGTTTACAGAAAAGGTATTTCCATTAGGATCGGTGAAACCATAAACATCAATATTATTAAAAGCAGGTACATTACTATCTTTAGACAAAGCCGAACCAAAATAATAACCATGTAATAAACTACCTTGTTGAAATCCAGCTAGTACTTTATCTCCTATCTTAGGAACTAAATGATAAGATCCGTAATTAGAACCATGCGTAATAGTGGTAGTTAAGAATGGCGACAGCCACGGAAGTTCAGTTACTCCGCCTTCTAATAGCTGAGGCACGCTAACTTTAATACGACGTTTGTTGCTAGGATCTGCTCTATCAACGACTGTACCAATAAAAAAACTAGTTCCTATGTCTGTTGATTCTTGCTGTGCTAGATTATTTAACATATTTGGTGAAGTTTTGTTTTATACTAAGCCTAGTTTTTCTTGAGAGTTATTACCGTGCCTAAATAACTCCAGTTTTTGATAGAAGTTAATGCCTTCAATATATAGAACTTTTGAGGTTATCACATACTTCCCGCTTATAGAGTCAACTGTACTAGTGCCGGGCTTAGATAAGTCAACATATATAATATCTAGTACTTGACTATCTATTGGTTTAGGAGTTACTAGCTCAACGCCTGAAGAAAACAAATTTGAGAGTCTTCTATTCTGATACAAAGACTGCTCGTAAGTTTGAGAGGTATTGCCAGTATCAATAGGAGCAAATGTTATCTTACCTTGAGACACGCTTTGCTTAATACTCTGAGACATATCTATGTTTTTAGTATTTTTGGTAACGTTTAAAGTCTTTATTGCAATACCGTCGGTTACAGTGCTTTGAGACACTCTAGTGTCGTTGTATCCACCTAAGTTATTGAAGAAACCTGAAGCGTTAACTACTTTATAGTCGCTAACTATTTTGAACTCCTGCGCAACATCAGGTAGATTAGACAAATTATCTAGTATCTTAAATTCTTTAAACGCGGTGTTTACGTTTATGTAGCGTAAAGCTCCTTCAATAGATACTACTAGTTGCAGACAGCTTGAGTCATTTATCATTCCTCGTTCTGACACGTATCTAGCGTATTCGCAATACTTCTTATTAAGAGGCAACCACAGTTGATTTTCTACAGTGTTTACACCTTCGTAACGTAACCCGGTTTCTGCTGCAATTTCTTTTAATACGTCAGATACAGACCCAGTTTTACCTGTTGTTACAGTCTGCAGCCAAAATTTGGGTGAGTTAAAATAAGCAGATACCTTATACGTAGTTCCTCCACTACTAACATTCTCTTTAATAGGTATAATCTAGTTTTCTGTTTTCTATTTGAATTACTAGTTTTATTAAACTACCGTCTATTAGTAATTTATTCTTAGTTAAAAACTTGGCTTTATCATTTATTGTTAAGTTTAATACTGGTAAGTATTGTCTACAGCTCTCAGCTATGTGAACATAGTCAATAGGGCTTTGATCTTTAGGAATCTCTACACCTTCAATTAGTAGTTGTATTGAAACTCGGTCTTTTACTGAACTCATATAACAACCTTACGCTCTTGAACTATTTCTCTTGTTAGAAAAGCATTAACACTGGTTATTGAGGGTATTTGAAGAACCGTTCCTGGCTGCAAGTCTTGCATAGGATCCAATATACCGTTGTACATACAGATGACCCACCAATAGTTTCTGTCTCCATATATCTGATACGCAAGTCCAGGAGAGTTTGCAATGTTGGCACTAGTAACTATAAAAGTTCTTTCAGCAGCAAGTGCAAAAGACATATTCAAGTACTTAGCTGATAAGTAATCAAGAGATCTTTTATTAGAAGCTAAAGACAGATAGCTAGAACGATTTAAGTCAATAAAAGTTGCCATTTTATTCAGTTCTCTTTACTGCTGGAAACATAGTCTCGATGTCTCTGTCGGTAGGTACATAGTAAGTGCTAAAACTGACATTTACAGTAGCCCTTATAGGGTTAAAGTCAGGCCCAATAATTACATCATAAGTAGGAGACACGTCAGTAATAACAACACAAGGAAAATATTGAAACTGACCTATGTATAAACTGATGTTGTTCTTTACGCTATTTACTAAGGCAGTAGACAAAGGTTTAGAAATGTCTTTAAATCCATCTCGTACTCTTTTTAAAGTGCCTAAAGGATTAGATACCAATTCTTTAGCGCTGTCTAGCATTTTACCAGGGTTAGTTAAGCCGCTAGTGAGGGCCCCGCTTAATTTAGTAACTGATTCTCCGCCTCTTTTAGCTAGTTCATCTAAGTCTATCCTAGGCCCTGGAGCCTCTAACAGACCTCCTCCGTTTCTGTCTTTTGGCATAGTAAGTTTCATAAGATTCTTAATAGGCGTCATTACGTCTTTGGAAGGAGAGCTCTCTGCTTGAAAAATAAAAGGTAAAGAAAATTCAATAAAATTTCCTCCCTGCCATACTTTAGCAGTTAGCGCTTGAGTAGTAAGACTCATACCTACAAATCTAGCCATGTCTCCAACGTTAGCACCCAATGCGTTAGATACGCCCTGTGCAAAGGGCGCCTCGTATTCAGCTTTTACGTCACTACCAACAGTTTCAGGTAACCAAGCTTCAACAACTATAGGCACATCGTCTTGAGAGGCTACAATGAATGCCTTATAAGCCAGGTCTTTTATTGTTCGTTTATTAGATTCTGCTGCAGACGTTCCTATGCCAAACTGTTTTAATTTAGTAAATTTCTGTCCAAAAGTAGTAGCTAAGTCTGTCATTTTATGAACTCACGATATATAGTTTATTAGAAGAGTCTCTAACATAATTTTTAGTAGCTGCAGGAGTATCTTTATTTCCAGCAGTTCTTGTAGTTTTAGTGTCTGCAGTAGCTATTTGTGTTTCTGGAGGTGCTTTAAAGTTTACGTACACTGGAACATAAGGCGCAACTTCTCCCGATTTTGCAGCAGTTGTTGGTTGAGAAGACAAACTTGCAGTACTTACAGGCTGTACCGTAGCTGGCCTAGACACCGAAGCGGTTGTCATAGGGGCGGCCTCGTTAGAGCTTGTATCTACGTTTTGTGCAAATTTTTCTACTTTGTTTGTTTGGACTCCGACAACCTCAGACAACGTATACGGTTTAGACAAGTTTCCTTTATCGTAAAACACATTAGGGTTAGCTTTAGCTGCAGAGGGAAATAACTCTGCAGCTACTTTGGTAGGATCTTGCTCTGCTGCTTTTATTAACCGCTGTGCTCCAGTTGGGCCTAAGAAGTATCCAATATAAGTCTCTCCTAAACTAGGTAGCCTACCTAGACCTTTTAACAAGCTAGTTTGTATCATTTCTAGGTACATACTAGCTAGTTTAGCACTCTTGTTCGCGTCTAGACGATCTTCGTCTTTATAGCCCAACTTAGGAAATACTGTCTCAGTTAGATACTTCCAAGTTGGAGTTGTGAATTGAAACAACCCTTGAGCAGAGCTAGTAGTGGCTGAAACTTTGTCTCTAAAAGAACTCTCGGCTCCAGCTACGGAATATAGCGTTTTAAAAGATATTTTGTTGGTTTCAGCCCCCCGTAGCGCTGACACCACACTATCAGACGCTTTTGGTAAATTTGAGCCTTTGTTAACTACCCCTTGCGAAGATGTTTGTTTTGCAGGACTAGACTCGGTCTCTGCAATAGCACTAGATGAAGGCAGAGAAGCAATTGACTGACTGAGGGTACTACTTGGAGAAGACGTAGGAGGTGTTGCAGTCTTTGAATCTGAGTTACTAGGATATTCTTTATTTAAAAAATCAAAGTCTCCTAAGTCTTTTAAAAAATCAAAGTTAAACGCATTTAAATCTACTGATTGAACAAGTTGATACAGCCCCATAATAGCTAAAGGAAGTCCAATAACTGAGGCACTACCTTTTAACAACTGTCTGTTCAGCTTATCGTATCTCTTAGTCTTCTGTAAGTCTATTGTTATAATATTTAATAGACTAGCGCCTGTAGAGACTGCCATGCTATAAAACACCTACGTTAAGAGCATTTAAAAATCCATCAGAAGGATCTACCAATGGTATGTCGTTAACAGATGTTCTAGAATTTTGACCCCCTGTTTCCTTACCTTTAGAGGCTCCTGAAGACTGCGCTGCATTAGAACTAGCTGAAGTAGAGGTAGCGCTTGCACTAATAGCAGATTCTGCAGAAGTTGACGCAATAGCCTCGCTATTAGAAGTAACTGCTCCAGCTTTAGGTACGGGAGTTTGATTAGAACTGGCCTCTCCGCTAAAAATACCTGCTTTAGCTGCAGCTACTGAGACGCCTTTAGGTTGCAGGTGCCAAGCTTCAGGAACTTTAGCATTTAACAGCGGACGTGTCAGCCCATATTTTTCTAACAATCCTAGTTTAGCTAGTTCGTTAGCTTGAGCACTTTGCACGTCTAGAGCTAGACCAAAGTTATGTAAGCTTCT